CCTTGATTAATCAAGGGGGTCCACACGACTTCGGTCGTTTTCACTTCCATTCTAACAGTGTAGAATGTGAAGTGTTATCTTCACCATAAGAAGACAGGTAAGGATGCCTTATTATAAGGACATATCAGGCGATCTCCGCCGCCACTGGATCACGTTTACAAACGGGAAAACCGGTGTCACGACGAAGACGTATGATACTAGCTATGCTACCGAGCTTAAAGCCACTACAGGTTTCAGAACGAGACCTAAAGACGACAACTCTGTTGTCGTTAGTGATCAGAGCGCGGATCCGTACGCGTATTTTCTCTCTTCAACGCGTCGTCAGGATTACCTGGCGGCGCTTGAAGAGAGAGGTATGAGCGATATTAGTGAACCCGATCGGGGTCACGCTTTCGACTCATATACTTATACGTATAAGCACACAACTACGGATGCCAGTTGGGTGTACCACAACGGTACAAACGCTGGCAATGAGAACCGTAGTTACGGAGTTCCCCTACGCCCACCTCTGGGGTCCGCGGAATTTGATATTCCAGGACCTTTCCGAGGGAGTGCAGGGAATTTGGCCATAGTGCCAAATTCAGATATTCTGAACTTCGCACAGCGTGCTATAGCAAAAACTAGTCCTACCCTTGCGCAATTCAGTTTGTCTGCGTTCCTTGGGGAGCTCCGCGAGGGGCTTCCTAAGCTTATCCCCCGAATCCTTTCTCTGAAAGGTAAGGCGGATATTGCTCGGGCCGCAGGTGGCGACTATCTAAACGTTGAGTTTGGATGGAAGCCATTACTGAAGGATCTCCAAGAGATCTACAACATTCTTACGAATGCGTCAGAAATCTTGGCCGGACGCCCTATTGAAGGGGCGCCCGTGCGCAGGACATGGGGCCTGCCGGCTACCACGGAAGAGTTTTCTCTTACCGGGACCGGAGAGGGGTACTTCTCACTCGGAACCACATTTAGGGCTAACAACCCTCTATCTGGCAACTCCGTGTTTTGGGGTACACCTGGGAACATTAATGGTGGTCCTAGCGGACCCATTGGCGATTGGCGAGCCTCTAAAGTGCTCACCCGTCGGCAGTGGTTCGTGGGATCATACATAACGTTCTTTCCTCTAGGGTTTGACCCTTCCTCTTACGAGGATCGGCTCAAAGCTCTGATTGATGTTCGCATCACTCCGAGCACCCTATGGCAATTGGCACCATGGTCTTGGCTTGTCGACTGGGCTCTCCATATTGGAGACTCGATCGAGTCTAATAGACTCGCATCCGACAAGCTGATTCACATCCACTATGCTTACGCTATGGAGCAGACCACTTGTGAAGTCTTTACCGATTTCACAGTGAAGAACTATACGATTGGGTCCGGAGATCAACTCCGTACTTACCGTTGTGCTCCTAGTCACAATTCTGTGACTAGTCTGACTCGCAAGCGTCGCATACGTGCGAATCCTTATGGATTTACAAGTGGCGGTCTCTCGGCTCTCAAACCGAATCAGATCGCTATCTTAACTGCCCTGGGTCTTTCTCGGACCTAGGTAGTGAAATACAATTTCACAACAATCAAATAACAATCAAATAGTTAGGAGTGCCTGAGATGGCTCTTACCGATCCCCAGTCCCTTACGATTGGTGCAAACACCCGCACCCTTCCCCGTGTTTCCACGGCTCCGGGTACGTCCACCTACACCGACGTCGATAACGGCGTCGAGTATGTGGTTAGTCGTCAGGTTACTAGTAAGCGTATTCGCACGTCGATTCGCATTAACCAGTCGAAGATTGCTGCTGACCCCATTACGGCGGTCAACACGCAGCTCTCGGCTTCGGTTTATGTGGTTTTCGACAGCCCCATCACGGGTTTTACTCGTGCTGAGCTCAAGGACCTCGGGCTTGCCCTGGGTACTTGGATGGCTGCGTCTACGGCCGCGAACCTTCTTAAGGTTCTCGGCGGAGAGAACTAATGTCTGCAGAGGTCGTATACCTCACGCTGGCAATTCTTCTCGCCGTTACGTTTATCGGGGTCTCCGGTCTTGCGATCGGAGTCTTCGTCGGTAGAACCAAGAGTTAAACTACTCAGGCTTGGACACGAACCTCTGTTAGGAGGACAGGTGAAAAGCCTAGTAAAACTCCATACCGCATTACTGACCAATCTTGGTCAGCTTTGCTCGACCGAAGTCGGTCGAGACATAGAATATATGTCTCGCCGGGTCAAAGATGAAGGTGAATCGTTTTTAACGATCACTCTCCCTTCCTTTGCTAAAGCCCTCGAAAGAGGTCTCGAGTCCGGGAAGTGGGACGTCTCACTCACTCCTTCTTTTAGGAGGAGTGGAGGTCTCCCCGCGTTCATGCGAGGTTTCCTCACGTCTATCTTTGATAAGTCGGGTTCTCTATTGCCGGATCCAGATGCTGAATGTATCTGGGCCGTGAGGCAGTTTTGCTACCTCACACATAAAATTGAAAGGGACTGTACACCTGAAAGGGTGGAACGTGCCTTCCAACAATATGTGGCGACGGACAGGGAACTCCTCTACCTTCCAGGTAGAATTCCTAGGAATGACGTCGAACTATTCCGTCGAACGTCGGAGTCCTTGTTTCGGGAGTTGCTACAAGAATGTGATAATCTTATCGCAAACTTTGAACTCCGCCCGAAACATGGCCCTGGAGCGACAGCCGATAGACTCTCTCCTCTTGAGAAGAGAGACTTCGGTTACTGGACACACAGGTTGGAATCTGTGTTTCCATTCTGGCGTTATACCCAGAACGTTCCTAAGTCAGGATCACATCCTGACCCTGTCGCCTTTAGTCACGAGACACCTGTAAGGGTTGTCACCGTGCCTAAGACCCAGTCAACACCCCGTATTATCGCTATGGAGCCCTCGTCTGTGCAGTACGCACAGCAGGGCCTCAAAAACGAAATATACCGGATCGTTGAGTCGGGCCCCCTTTCGGGGATCCTCGACTTCACCGATCAGACGCGTAACCAATTAATGGCACGTAAGGGCTCCCTTACAGGAGAACTTGCCACACTCGACCTGAGTGAGGCGTCTGACCGTGTTCACTGGTGGCTCGTCCAAGTGATGCTTGAGCCATACCCTCATTTAAGAGAGTATGTCTCAGCGACTCGGAGTACGCGAGCCAGCGTAGATGGTCACGGGGAAATCCCCTTGATCAAATTCGCGTCCATGGGGTCTGCACTCACCTTCCCTATCGAGGCAATGATCTTCACGATCCTTGCTAAGATGGGAATTGAGTCAGCGTCCGGAACCCGCTGGAGCACTCACCGTCTGGTGGGTGCTCTCTCTGTATATGGCGACGATATTATCGTCCCCACATACACGGTCGCTGCCGTAGTTGGTTATCTTGAGCTTTTTGGGTTCAAGGTTAACCGAAACAAGTCTTTCTGGAATGGTGAATTCCGTGAGTCTTGTGGTGAGGAGTACTTCCGAGGCGTCGATGTTAAAGTCGTTCGCCTTAAGAAGGAACTTCCCACCTCCCGGCAGGATGCAGCTGAACTAGCGTCATTGGTTGAATTCAGAAACCGTCTCTATGAGAGCGGTCTCTGGGGCGTTGTGAAGGAATTGGATGAATGGATTCCATCCATGATTCCGTTCCTGCCCGCCAATGACACTTCTTCTGGTTTGGTCTCTCAGACCTATCTTCCCGTTGAGGTGAAGGGGCGCTGGAATGCGCACCTCCACCGATACGAGCGGAAGGTCCCTTACCTCCACGAGCACTCGCGAGAGTACAAAGTGGATGGAGAGGCCGGACTGTTGGAGTGGTTCCACACGGCTTCCGAAGTGGAAGTCGTGGGGGACAGCTACGCCAGTCAAGAACGTCCTGTTGCGTTCAGCATATACAACAGGTGGTCAGACCGGTATTAACCGATCTGATGGACGAGTACAAACGTCCAGGGGGAGTTAGGATAATATCTTAACTCCGGGAGGAT